TTCATGTATTTTGCCTCTTGGAATTATTAACTATTGTTGGGATTGTTACCAAATATAAGTATAATATATACTGACCTTTGAATCACTTTTTAAACACAAATATTGGTTCATATTTGTATCCAGCACCCATCACACTCGATAATGTTAGTTCTATTGTTTTCTCCTGTTTGAATCCCAACTCTTTTGAAATTCGTATTGTTTCTTCCTCTATAAATTTGTACTTTGGAGTATTTGCTATGTTGATCAACATGTATTTATTACCCTTCAATCCTCTGTAGCAATTCTCAATCGTTTTGTATAAAAATCCATTTATCCATTCTTCCTTAGTTGGATACTTAATATAGCTTTGTGTTGGTTCATCGCTATATTTCTCTGTATCAAAATATGGTGGTGAAGTAAAACATAAGTCCAAAGATTCCCTCTTTGGTTCATAAACTTCACTACCTAATTTATGTAATTCTACTGACTTTGTCAAGTAAAAAAAATCTTTTTTTATTCTTTCTAATCCTTTGAATGTCCTACTCGATGGCTCTGTTCCAATATACTCAGGTCTTGAACTTGCCAGAAATCCAAGCAATCTACCACCCCATCCACAACTCATATCCCAAATCGTATCACCACCGAACTTTTCATATATCAGTTTAGCGGCAGTTGGTCGGAAGTTACTCACGGCTTGTGAGTTTGTGTGTATCTTTAAAGTCTGTCTAAATCTATTCTCATGAAATAACTTTTTTGAATCCTCATTCTCTCCCTTAAATGATTTAGCACACCAATTCCAAGTCTTTCGTATTGCTGATTTACACTTATCATCATCAAGAAAAATCTCCATAGGTGTATACTTAGCATTCCCACATCTGATCTCCCAAAAGAAAGGAAAGTAAGACCAAGCCAATCTCAACCCATGCATTGTTTGAACAATCTTATTATCCTTGAATATGGTATCGGTGTCAAACCTTTGCATCTTTCTCATGTGCTGATGTTTCTCATCTTCACGGATTTGATAATGAGGAAATCCATGTCGGCGATAATAATTAAATATCACATCAACACCATAATCTTGATCAGTAGTATCTATTGAGCTTATAACTTTTTCATACTCCAAATCCATTGGATTATACCCCATGACTTCCGTTAATATTTTAGCCTTACTAATCACTCATTAAATCCTCATAACGAGCAGATAACATCTGTTTCGTCTGATTATCCCTATTTCTTATTTTATTCTGCACATCTTTGCCTTGTGTTGATGTGGATTCAAATAATTCTATCTTACCGATATTTGTATTTATCTTTGCTGGATAGGTTAATCCATCAGGACCAAATCTATTCTTGATAACATGAAACCTACCTGTGTTAGCAATCTTATCCTCTATCTTACGACTAACTGATATAACAAAATCTGCTGTCATAACCTTAGCATAAGATTCAGCAACCTTACTGGCATCAATCACATCCTCATCCAAAGCACTTCTATTCGCCTGTGATGCCGTCCATATCGGTATCTGCATCTCACCAGCCAACCCTCGTAAGTCCTCATAGATATTTCCCAACTGATGTCTCATCTCTGTACTCTTACCCACATCTCTCATAATATCAGCATAGTCCACAAGTATCATATCCACTTCAGCACCAAATGATGTTGCCTTCTTAATATGAGCAGATAAGGTGTTTACTGTACAACTTCTCGTTGGATAGTATTTTATGGTTAAATCACCCTCTACCTTTTCAACCTTTTCCAACACCTCATCCTTATGATACATTAGATTTTGTCCTTCCACACCACTAAAGATACTATCGTATCTCAGACCAACATAAGCCTCATTCAATTCTAAGGTGTAGTGAACTACATTCTTTCCTTTGGATATAGCATAAGCACCCATACCACTTAACACCCAAGACTTACCAATACCAGCAGGTGCTACAACCACACCTAACTCACCTTGACCTAATCCCCCTTGCATAAGTTCATTGATAATATCCCAAGGTGTTGGTGTAGTGATACGAGCAGTTTCAGAGTATCTTTCCTCAAAGTCTTCTAAGTAATCATGACCTAAGTTTCTCTCCGTTCCAGCCTTCATGGCATCATCAACTAATAATTTGATTTCTTCTACATCACCATCTCTTTCCAATATCTGAGCAGACCTAACTATAGCATCTTTCAAAACCTGTGTCTTATGAAAGTCTAATGCCTTATCCTTTACATATTCTAAATCAGCAGCCTCAACATACTTCCAAGCCTCTCTTAGCGTATCCTTTACATTCTGTTGTAACATCTCACTATCTAGCTCACCGACCTTTACCTTAAAGGTGTCCATGGTTATGGTGGTCTTATACTTACCGTAGTATTCTTTTATCTCTTTGACTATCCAATGAAATGCCTCATTACCCAAATATTTCTCATCCAAGATATCGATAATCTGTTCCAAGAATAGCTTATCCGTGATCAAACATACGATGAACTTCACCTGAAAGTTATACCCATACTCCGATATCGATTTTGTTTTATTCATACATTATTCCAATAATGACCTAATACTATGAACTCCGTTACCCAATTATCAAAGTTAGGGATATGCCCCCATAGTTTATCCTGCACCAATAACCTCTGTAGGTTATACTTTGTTGTCTTGGGTATCACATCACGAATGGTATTCGTAATCCTAAGTTTAGCATGATTAGATATTTCTGGCTCCTTTAACTGCATCAGTAAATAATTTCTCTTTATCACATACTCATGATTGTTTATTAATTTTGATACCTTGGTCTCCCTATCCTTTGCCGAATCCATTAACATCATTATATCAAATGGTTCGTTCTCTGATAACTCAGGATATTCCTTGACCAAAGATTTAATCCCCACACCTTTTACACCTGGTATACTATCTGATCTATCACCATCTATGGTTCTACCCGTTAGCAAGTTCTGTGGGTATAAACCAAACTCTTTATAAACCATCTCCACATCATATGTCTTCTTCTTAGTAGGCGAGTATACCTGAACCCTTTCGTCTACTAGCTGATAGAAATCCTTATCGGTTGACATGATCGTAACCTTGGAGTCTTTCAACGATACATTACTCACATAGGCCATCACATCATCTGCTTCAAGATTGTCAATAGATAGAATGGTCAACGGTAGGTTCTCCAAATATTCAACCAATCTACTCAACTGTAACTTCATAGCCTCGGATTCATCTTGTGGATTTACCGTCCAATCAACCACTCGGTTTAACCTCGATCTAACCTTACGCCCACCCTTATAGCCAGAATAAACTTTTTGTCTTGGTTTAGAACCACCCTTACCATCGAACACAATAATACATCTCGTTGGTTTGAATTTATTGATGGCAAATCTGATTGATTTCAGAAACCCTACTAAACCACCTACATGTGAACCATCCTCGTTTAAGGATGGGTTCACCGAAAATGCTCTGATAAATGTATTCAACCCATCAATAATGAGGGCATGATCATCTGGCTTTCGTTGTGCTGGTTTAGTAGAGATTTCATCTTTGTATTCAGCGAATCGTTTTTTTAATAACCCATTACTCATCGGCGAATTCATCGGTTGTTGATACATCATCTATACCAAGTTTACCCGAATCATACTTCAATATGGTTTTCTCACAGATCAAATCATAGACATACTTCTGAGTATCCTCATCAGCCATAAGTGATTCAAAATCTTTCGATTGAAACTTATGATCTTTACCATCTTGATCTGTTAAGGTGTACCACGCACCACCTTGTTTAACAAGGTTGTGTTGTTTAAGCACCTCTAACCAACTACCGAAATCATCAATACCTTTATCAAAGTAAAGTTGAAAGTCAGCACTTCTCAGAGGTGGACCTAAACGATTCTTTATAACCTGTGCTCTAATCTTGATACCAATTGTGTTCTTCTTGGTGTCCTTGATCTGTCCCATATTCTTTAAACGAATACGAGTGGAAGCATGGAAAGGTAAGGCTTTTCCACCACTTGTTGTCCAAGGATCACCAAACATCACACCCATCTTCTGACGCAACTGATTGGTAAATATTAAACACACTTTTTGACGAGCAATCATTTGGGTGATCTTTCTCATAGCCTTAGATAGAACTATGGCTTTAGATGTAGCCCACCCATCCTTATCAAAGTCAGCATCCATCTCCACCTTGGTGGAAGCGGCAGCCAAACTATCGACAAGTATCGTAACCAATTTATCTTTACTCGATTCACGAATTTTTGTAACAATCGTTTCAATGGTATCAAATATATCCTCTACGGTTTCCAAATGAACATATAGCATTGTATTGGTATCAATCCCAATAGCCTGTAAGAATTCACTTGATACAGCAGACTCGGTATCTATGTATACAGCAAGACCACCCTTCTGTTGGGTAGAGGCAAGAGCGTGAGCTCCGATCAATGATTTACCACTACCTTCCAATCCGTTGATCTCTGTAATCCTACCAGCAGCCAAACCACCGTTAGGTCTATTCGATACTGCTAAATCCAAGATGGTGGCGCCTGTACCAACCCAATCCGTAACATCGGTTGGAGTTGTTTCCGCACCATCAAGAAAGTAAGCAACTTGATGTGATTTAAATTGTTTGTTTAGTTCCGATGCGATTACATCGGCTAATTCATCTTTATTAGACATAACTTCTCCGAGCAGAAAGGGATGGACGACAAAAGGAGGAAAGCCAATCCACCCCTTTTCCGCGGTTTTATTTAGGAATTAAATAACTTATCGAAATCGTCTTCAACATTAGAGGACGCTTGAGAGGCAACCATTTCTGGTTCTTTCTTCTCAGGAGTTGATTCCTCTGTCTCACCATTAGGATTTAAAAAGGTCGATAAGTGCCCTTTTAAAGTTTCAAAGTCTGGCTCTGTGTAGAGTTCGACAATGTTAGGTTGAACGGTAAGTAATTTCTTACTCATATCCATGTCTTCAACGAGTGCCGTCTGATTCGGTTTCACACGAATGGTAGTCTTACCATACTGGTTACCAGCCTCAGCAGCAGTTTGCCTTTCCACAACGATATCACGACCTGTCATAGGATCTGAAATATCACCGTAGTCCGGATCAGCAATAATTGAAAGAAGTTCTTGGTAAACGGTTTTACCGAATCCCCACCATTTCACACCCTCGGATTCCTCTCCCCTAGCGATTACAGGAACAAATGTTCTCATCTTAGGTTCGATTCTCTTACCTTGAATCCATTCATCTTTATCGCCAGTAGATTTAAGCTTATCGGCAAATTGTTGAACCGGATCAGGTCGTCCAAAGGAAAGTGGTGAAAGCACCGTTTTGTTCGGTACTAATGAATAGTGAAAAAACAACTCTACGAATGGGTTGTCTTTGTTCTCAACATAAGGCGTAATTCTTATCTGTGTCTTACCAGCTGGTGGTTTCCAAAATGAATTAGCGGTTGAGGAAGTGCTTTGTAACGTATTCAAGCGTGACTTGATGGCATTTATGTCCATAGTTATTCTCCGTGTTTAGATTGTTATTTATAGTTTATCTACTATAAATATTGTATATTCCTATAATATACAACATTTTTTTGTAAAAAACAAGCGTTTTTTATGTATTTATTATTTTTAATATTCGTGTTGAAATTCGTGATAACCCGTCCTTATTGGTAATAAGAATCATATTTTTATACATCTCCCAAGGCAACTGAAACTTAGTATCCAGCACACCATTGTTTATTGTTTTGATCAGTTCGTTCAGAGCATTTATTGTATACAATGTGTTGCTCATCTTCTTTCTGTGTAACGATATTGTGTTCTGTACGGCATTGAAATCTAGCTGAGCATTCTTCTCCACATTGTATGTGCAGATCAGCTCGTGGTTCTTGTCCTCGTTCTGTAGGACATAAATCTTTTCAAACACTATCGTGAAATTCTTCTGAATATCAGTTAA